ATGTCTGTCAACTCTTTAGGTGCGTCAGACAAATCAATGTCAAGGTAAAAACCTGCTTGCTGAAGCTTGATGATCTCGTTCTTGGTCTTGCGCATAACGTGCGTGATGCGGTAACAAGTGTCCAGATCTGTTGTGCCGTACGGCAGATACATGTCTTCCGCGGGAATAAACATCGACACCTGACGTCCCAAATTGGGATCGTAGTACACCTTCTTAAACGCTGAGCCTGTGGCTGGCAGTGACCAGAGCATGCGCTCGTGTTCAGCGCGGTACTCCGTCATGACTTCCGTCAACTCGTAGTTCATGTCGTCTTCAACGTTAGACGCGACTTCTTTCATCTCTGGCGTTTCTTTGCCGATGAGTTTGCTGCGCACAGGCCCTTGGGCTGGGAACGTCTCAGTGATTGTCTCTGCTTGGAAGCGCACAACGGCTTCTGTAATCATGGGGTGGAACACACCGCATGCGCCGTTCCAAGGTTCTGTTCTTTCCTCAATCTGCAAGCCAAGGAGTTTCAGACCATCAACGTACGTCTTCTCCCAATCCTTGCGGCCATTCTTGTCGTTGTCAATGTCAGACACCAAGTCACCAGCCAACGACTGCAAAGCGCCACTCTTTATGTACTCGGCCAAGTTGTCATCAAAGCCTTCTTCCTCATCATCTTCTCCGGGCGTAAGCGTGATCTCGATGCCGTCCATGCCAATGGTGACTTCTTCGGGATCAACAATCTCGATCTCAAGGGGGGACTCTTGTTCGCCCAGCGCATCAATGCCCATAGGTTGTTGGTACAGCGCTTTGTCGATGTTAGTTGCCATGTGTGTTCCTTAAATAAGTTTCCAGTTGCCTTGAGAATAGTCGTCAGGCATTTTGATTGCTCCGCCACGGGCTTTGTCAATTGTCGGCGCCATGGCTCTGCGTTTGGCTAATTCAGCCGATTCATTTTCGTTCAATGTGCGGGATTCAGCAAACGGTAACACGGCCAAGTCTGTAGCTTTATCTACGGCTTCGCCATACTGTCCTGCTTTTGCAGCAGTTACCGCGCCAAGTAAAGATGCCGCAATACCGGCCTTACCTGCGGCTTTAGGTATTACTTCCGTAATGGCGTTACCAAAATGCACGTTGCGTGCTTTGCTACCTTTGGGGCTATCCGAACTACCCAAGATTTCCACAGGGTGCATACCTTCTTTTGGTTCTAGCGTAAAAGGTACACGAGTAACTGCCTGCCCTTTTTCTAATTTCATTTCAGGCGCGTACTTAGATGCTGGACGGTAGAAGTCTTCTGTAGCTTGTACCAAAGCGTAGCCTGTAGCTTTTCCGTCTTTACCAATTTCAGGAACCAAACGGGTTGCTGTTGATGGGTCTTGCAACCACGAACCTACAGCAGTTACCGCCTTGGGATCCATGTACAACGTCTTGGTAGACTTTGGTTGCATGCCCGTAGTGGTATCGGTGTGGTTTGCCCCACTACGGTTGCGGATGGTTTGGCTACCCGGTAAATGTGCGTAGGTAGACCCGCGGCCTGTGCGGAACAAGTACTCTGCATCTGACATGCCTTTAAACGGTTCGTAGTCCATGTCTGCCTCAATAGTATGCGTGTGTCTTACGGCGGAAAAGATCAGAGTCGTCTCTCTCATCCGTGTCTAAAGCTATAAAGCCGCCTTGCCTGAAGCGTAGCAGCGCCTGTGTTGTCGTGTCCACGTAGTCGTCGTGCTCCCCAACTGGGAACGCGGCCACCTCTTCAATCACTTCCCGTGCCCAGCGTGTGTCAGGTGCCCAGACTTTACCACTGCTAAATAAATCTGCAACCGCGTTCACTCGCACCATCTTGTCGTTGCCACGACTTGGGGAAAATTCTTGTACTGGGATCCCAAGTGCCCTGAGTTCCTGAATCAACGGCCCGCCCGATGCCTTTTTCTCCACAATGAACGCATCAGGCTCCCACTCTTTGTATTGCTTAAGCGCTACCACCTTAAGCTCAGGGAAAGCCATACGATCTTTAAACGCATCCAGTAGGATAAGCTGGGGGGAGTCATTTTCTTCCTCGTTGTAGAAGATGCCCCACGTTGTACACGCAGAGTAGTCGGATGTGTTCTTCGTTTCAAACGCCGTATCCCACGACTGGATGATGTACTCACACCTTGGTGGGTCATCCGGCTCCCAGATACGCCACATCTTGCGTGAAATAATGGCAGAGTTCTCAGATGTGGGCTGCTGCATGTACTGCGCGTTCCAATAACGCGGGTCAATACTGGCTTTCGTAGACTTAAGCGCTTCAAGTGACCACTGCTCTGGCCACAGGGACTTCTCGTCTTCTTCGTCTTCGTTCAGAATGGCCGGCAACTCCACAATCTCCCATGGAACTGCTTCTGGGTTCTTGGTTTGGTAGTCAATTAGGCGCCCAGTCAGGTCTAGGAGCGACCAACGGGTCATCACAATGATAATCCCGCCACCCGGCATCAAACGCTGCAGTGGGCCCGTCTGGAACCAAGACCATGCGGTATCAAACGCGAGTCTACTGTTGGACTTTACGTCCTGCTCCGAGTGAGGATCGTCAATAACGAACAGATCAGCACCACGACCAGCAAGAGCGCCCCCGACACCAGCAGCATAGTACTGACCGCCAGCGCTTGTAGACCACTTACCGGCAGCCTTTTGGTCATCTGCCACCATTGTCTGGGGGAAAACTTCACGGTATTCATCAGAATCAATCAAGTTACGTATGCGCCGCCCAAAGTCTTCCGACAGACCCGCAGTGTGCGTGCCCATGATGATCTTCTTCTCAGGATATTTACCTAGAAAGTACGCAGGAAACAGATAAGATGAGAACTCAGACTTACCCATACGCGGCGCGATGTTGATAATCACACGCTTTTTCCTGCCCTCAACCACATCTGTAAAGATCTTGGCCAGCTTCTTGTGGTGTGGGCCAACTTTGAATCCGGGGTATACCGCAGTAGCAAACCCTAGCATGTTGGTACTGGCAGCTTTTAGGCTGGCTCGTTTCTCCCGAAGCTCTAAGTCTTCAAAGAGTTCCATCTTCTCCTGCACGGACATGTGCGGCAAAGCCTTCTGCATGGCTTCAAGCTCAATCTTACTCAGTGTTGTAAAAGCGTCACGCTTCATCTGCCGTGTCTTCCGTAACGTCGATTACATCTATCACGCCCATGAACCTGTTGAGCTTTTCTTTGATCCGTGTCTCAAGCTCAGAGTCCGACATCTCGGTCTTCTTGACTTCGATTTTCTCTGTAAATAATCCGACTTCCGTCACTTTACCTAGGGCAACCAATGCTTTAAGGCGCACATTGGCGTTGGGGTGTTCGGTTTCTTCCACCAGCTTGGCCACTGCGTAGCCCCTAATTTGTTTAGCTTGATGAACAAACTCCCAGTCGTAGGCTGAAAGCATACCCACAAGTCTCTTCACGGCTTCTGGCGTTTTGATATTTGCCAGAGAAGTATGCGTGATTTCCGCAGGTTTGGCGGTAACGATGTTGGTGAAAGCAGTACGTGCAGCTTGGCTTTGATACTCGTTGACCAAAGTATCTGTGTCTACAGCACCCAACTCTTTGAGCCAGTCTACCGTATTGGACATTCCATCCACGGCATCTGCTGGATCGGTCTTCTCCATAGGGACGAAATCGCCTGAGTGAGCGTGCACTTCGGGTTCGAAATTGATTAAGTGATCTAACATTCTGCGCATAAGCCCTTGAACCTGCGATGTAGATAATGTACACTCAAATCGAGTGGGTGCGCAAGATCGTTTTGGCCTTTGGCCAAACTCATCAAGTTCGCTTGCTTTCTCCTTGATGGTTTCAGTTGCCATCTTTGCCTCACCGGTTGACGCTGGTGGGGCTTTTTTTCGTCTGTACAGAGGAGGAGTCTAACGTTAGACACTGGTATTTCTGAATTTTTATAAAATTTGTGGGGGGTGCCTTTTTAGTACTAAGTTATTACAAAGTTTGATTTGCGGTTATGGAACAGTGTTCGTATGTGACAGCAGGGGGCATCGCCTATATGTGGTGGTGGGGGTATGGTGGGGTCGCCAAAAAGCCAAAAACAGGGTCAAAAAAGCCAAAAACAGGGTCAAAATGACCCGAAAAAGCGGTTATCGAGGGCGATCAAACAGGGGCCACCGCACAATGGAGACAGTTTCAGGGATTCGCCCCGAGACAACAACGACATCAAGGAGAAAAACCATGTCAAACAAAACCAAAGCATTTACAGTTCTCAACACATTCGCCGATTCAAGGGTCGCGCTCATCCAAGGCATGAAAGGCGCGGGCTACGCGACAGTCGAGGAATGTCGCCCGATAGTGATCGAATGGGCTTGCGAGAAAATGGAAGTAGGTGAAGCGGGTTTCAAGGTGCATGACGTCACGGGCAAGGTATCACTCATCACGAGCAACCCAAAGTACGAATCAACCAAGACTGTAGTGCGTGACGTCATCAATATGCTCAAGGGTGTTACGCGTAGCACTTCGAGCGCAAGGAAAGAACCGCTTGACCCTGTTGCGAAAATCATCGAAGCCTTTGGCAAACTCACACCCGCCGAGCAACGCAAAGCCCTGAAAGCTCTCGTTGCATGATTTTCGGGTCACTGTGACCCGATTTTTTCTGCGAGCCCGAGAGAAAGAGCTTCTCTCGGTGTTTCGTTTCTTGTCTATTCATTTTTAAACCCAAGGAGATTCTCATGTACTCAATCATCGTTCGCGCAGGTGGCTACAACCACGACTACAAAGCAAACTCAGCGTGTGACGCTTACACCCTGTTCCATGCCCTGACCAAAACCTTTCTCCATGTAGAGATGTGGCTCGGTGCTGACATGGTTCAACAATACAAAAACTGCTAAGGAGAACCTCATGTCCAAATTCAAACACTACTCACCCAAAGAAGTCGCGCTCGCTAAGTGGAACAACGAGCAACGCCCCAAGCTAGAGGAACGCATCAGGCGTGACGAACGCAGAACCCTCATGCTCAGACGCATCGAAGACATGGAAGCACGAGCCGAAATTCGGGTCACGATGACCCGAAAATCTTGAAAGGCGAAAATCATAGCGAAAAACTACCTATCCATATTTTCGCGACTATCCGCAAGGTCAGACACCCGCCAACCCGCATCAATACTGGCGTTCTCAAAAAACTATCCATCTATCTATCTATTTAAATATATATTTATATATAGGAGTGTCTCTATATATGTGCGTATATTTCCGCAAGCTCGACAAGTCCTGCGAACCTTGTAGAGTGAAAGCATTTCTCAAAACAGATAGATACTTGGACACTTTTACCTGTATACTAGCGTTCATGCGGTCTGCAGAGTGTCTGACCCTGCGGATAGTTGCGAAAGTTCATGGATACCTCACCCCTCAGAAAGCGAAAATCATGGATACCTCCTACAAACATTACATAAAACTGACCCCGAACCAGCTTCACGCCCGACTCGTGGCACGCAAAACCCCACCATATCAAGCCGAGTCGATCAAGAAAATCGTTGCCGAGCAACAGGCTTTGCTC